CCAGAGTCTACTAAACCAGAGAGTGAAAAACAATCTGAAACTAAGCAAAGTCCTGACAAGCATCCAGAAGTCAAACCGAACAATGGTTCTACAAAACCAACAGGTTTGGTGACGCTTTAGAATGGATATGTTTATAAATTCGCAGTTGGTTTTGAAAATCCATATCCATAGATTCAAAGCGATCGTGCCGAAAATGATAAAGAGTTTGCAGCTATAATAAACGCTGCTGATTTTGGATTACCGGAAACAACTACTGCTACAATATCCAATACTGGTAAAAATTTTGATAAGATATAGATCAAGATTACATATACAGATAGAAAAACAGGTAAAGTATATAACTTTGGTAAAACTTTGCCAAATGGTAAGCGTGACTATTTATTCATAAATGCCGGTAACAACTTACCAGGACATGCTGTTACAGAAAATTTCAGAGCATTATATAATCTGGCTGCACAGCTTACCGAATACAATCAAGCTCATCCTGGCAAGAAGAAAGCTGTTCTTCGTGTAACAGAATGGTATCGTACAGATGGTAGATTGATGTACAAAGAGAAGAACGGCGTTGTATCATAGGAAAATCATCCAGTTGTAGATCCTAAGTCAGGTATTATTACTGATGATCTGTATCAATTTAGTGCTGAGCGTCAAGTTCCTGGTGATACACGTGTGATGCTAAACGACATAGGGTTTGTAAAAGATGGTGCTGTTTATACATATGGTGATAGTAATACTAGGCAGCAATTAGATGTCGTACCTAAAGATATTCCTAATGGTGTCATAATATATTCTAAGCGTGTACCAAGAGCTGAAGCTCCTAATGGTTTTAGACGTCTACCCATTGTACTAAGGAAAAGAGCCCTTTCTGACGGAGATGTTAATTTCATAATGGATGTTCTTAAGGATCCATCATTACTAAGTCAAGAATATAATGGATTACATGGAGCAACCATGGGTTCTATGAGTAATCTTATCTTACCTATCATAACAGATGCTGCATATCTATCACCTCAAAAGAAACTGTTTGTAGATCGTGCTACTAATACGGTTTATTACATAAGCGCCAAAGAATGGAAAGATGCCAACAATAAGGTTAGAACATTGAGTGACAGTGGCTATAACATGTTGAATGAAAACCATGTTGAATAGTTAAAACAAATCATAAAAGGATTATCTATAGAAGTTAACTCTGATGTGATGCAATCTAGATTTGGTACTGATACTGATTCAAATCTACCGTTGGAAGCTATACGAGAATGGTTCAACGACAATCCTTCAGAAAAAACATTTACGGTTAGAGGTAGCCTTGGTAATACGTCAATATCATTTGATAGGAGTGATTTCCAAGATCATAAGGCCGATAACGGCGATGTGTATAATGGATTAAGTGGTGCTGGTTGGTATTTACGTAGTGGTATATTACAAACAAATGCTGTTGGTATTGGCGCACCTCACGTTCATATCAATGCTGTTACTATGGACACTGAAGGATATCCGAAAAAATTGTTTAGTAACGGAGCTATTATTGATGATGCTACAGAGTCAAAACAAAAACCCGAGACTGAAACTAAGCCTGAATCGAAAACAAATCCCGATTCGAAGAAAAAGCCACCAAAACCTAGTCCAACGAGCAGTGGCTAGACATCTGATTCTGCATTAGATGCTTTATCGTCATTTCTTGACACGCAAGATGACAATCAAGTCACGACCGATAATATAGATAACCAATCTGCTGATCAACAAGCTTTGGATAACGAATATATAGAAGATTGGGAGCTCTTTCATATTGGACGAGCTGCCACAGGTAAGACTATCAATAAAAAGAAAGCTCGTAGACACGCTGAACATATTCTTGGCAAAGATTTTGTTTCTGATGATAGAACATTTGGATTTATCGACGGTGTTATTAAACAATTCGACGATGGTTCTGCTGTATTAGGTATATGTAGAAAAGATTCGATAAGATTATCATCACTTGCTGAGAATGGTGTTGAATATCATGAGGCATTCCATAGAATATTCGAGCTTATTATACCAGAGCATTTACGTGATTCTATATACGAAAAGGTTGCTGCTGACAATGACATAGATTTGCAAAACGATCCTGATTATACGAATCATCGTAAGGTTGCAGAGTTGATGGCTGATTGGTATTGGGATTATCAAGTTGGACAATTCCATGTTGATTCTTACAATATATTTGCTAAAGCTTGGAATAGAATGCGTGACTTTGCATTACGTTTTACCAATAGATATCGTAATGACCGTGCGGTATTGAAACTATTCTCTGATATACGTAGAGGTAAGTATGCATCTCGTAAGGCCAATAGTAGTGCTATAAAACGATTTGTTACGAACTTTAAAAACAACTTGATGTACAAGCACCATGGTAAGGATTTTAAACACATCGTTGGCGATGAGATGTATTACCATATTGTTGAAAGTGCAAAATTCTTTGTATTTGCAGGATCTGACATATCCGTTAATGGTTCTAATATATCCGATTTGAATAATGCCTTGAATGAAGAGACTATTCTAAAAGGTGCAAAACGTCTTGCTGATGCAGGTAATGATATACTCGGAATCAACCTGTCTGATGATCAAAGAAGTGAAGGCCAAAAGGCCTTGTTTGAGTTCATAGCTAATCTTGATGACATACAGTTTAAATTAGATCTTGCTAATTCTATAAAAGCTATTAGTACAAACTTTGAATAGGCTGAATCGGAAAAAGCTGATGATGATGCTGATGCAGGTGATACGTATTCTATAAATCAATCTATAGAAGGCCATATAAAAGATGCCATTGAATTCGATCCGTTTGAGAAAACATCTCAACAAGTCAGATTCTTCTTTGCAACAATACCAAATCAGAAATGGTCATATACGCCTAGTATACAAAATGGTAGGGTCAAGCTTGTTCGTACTAAAGAACAAGTCTTTAACGAGTACGGTTTACCTGAGTTTATACCTGTACGAGATGCTTATAACAAGTTTATAAACACTGTACATAACGTAGATACACTCGATGAACTAATTGATACTCTCAACAAGAAGGCTCAGATAGAACCGTTCTATGAGACGATTGCTGAGAACATAAAGGCTGTTATGGATAAGCGCATGTCATATGATGGAGATTCTGTTAAATATGACATTGATGCTGAAAACCTATTAGTTCAGATAATGACACAAGCTCGTTCTAATAAGTACAACCTAGTTACCATGATGAGCTCTAGTGCTGAAGAAGGTGTTGATACAACATTCGGAAAATACAATACTAGGGTCATGCCTACTGGTGCAGAATATCAAGCTAGAAATACAGCTATCTCTTGGTCATCTAATTTCGCTAATGGTGGTACAAATCTTGTTAAGATAACTAAAGTTGGAAAGCGTACTATAAACGATAAGGATGCTGATGCAGCTAGTACGTTCTCAAACTTTGCCAAGTTCTTAACTGGTACATATGATAACAAACGTTTATCATTAAAGGATTTTATACAAAACGCTATACTTGGAAAGCTTGGACTGAAACAATACTTAGGGTTACCAGTTGGAAACAAGATATTTAAGATGCAAGATATAGACGATGTTTCAATGCAGTTATGTAAAGAATATATCGTACAACAGTTGAATTCTATGGGTATTAATATAGAACTCAATGCGTTTAACTATATGCTTGTTGAAAAATACGGTTCTGCTGGTGCTGAAGCATTGTTGAAGATGCTAACATCAACAAATGTTGAGGATTCTATGACTACATTCATACAATTCTTAAATAACATTGTTGTAAACAACCAACTAAATGTTACAGATGACAACAAGTTCTATGTCGAACATTTGCCAGTCGCACTTGATTTGATCTATACAAAGTTTGCATTCACTAGTAATTTGGCTAACTGGCAGTATAGATATAAGCAAGCAACGACTTAGTTATCTGTAAAGGGTTCTGGTGATAACCTTAAGTATTTAATATCTCAAAATAACTTCTTAACAGATAGTACTCGTGACTTCAATAAGAGAGGTCCTCAATTCCAACTCGTATCGTCTGGTACTGATCCATATATTTATTCAACACGTGTAGATCCTAATACAGGTCAGTCTATTTGGGCAGGGTCTTTTATACTACACAACATGTTAAATAACGATCAGGCATTTGTTGAATTACAATCGCTCGATGGATTCCGTACAGACAGTAAAGGTGATTATGGTGCTGATTATTTTAAGATGACGACTGATGAGGATGTTTTAAGCAAGATCAGATTCTTGATGGATAATTCTCTAATATTCCAAACACTTTCTGATAAAAAAAGTTATTTCGCGGTACATCTTAAAGGATTTCGTATGCCTGGTATTGATTATTCTCATATGTACGATAATTCTGGAAAGGTTGTTGTAGATGGTAATGCGTTAGGAGATCAAATTGTAAACGATAGCTGTTCATATGATATTGCTGGTTTTGGCACACCTGTATTAATGCAAAGACAAGACGTCATAGATCAACTTTTATCATATGCATATGCTGAGCGTGAAAGTATTATTAAGACTATTAACGCAATGTCTGAAATGACTGATGATGAGAAGAAGAAGGCTGTTAAAAATTTCTATTCTTCTCAAAACGGTGCTAAATTCTCGTCATTGCTTGGAATATGGCCTATAACCGAAAGTGGTATTAGACCATATTTATCGTTCAACAATTAGAAACTAACGCCTAAACAAGCTCTCGAAAGAGCAGATGAAAACTTCTTTGCACCAATAGCTGGTAATAAACCAATGACAGAGCATGCTGCCAATGACTATCGCAGAGTTTTAATTGAGCTGAATTTACAAAGGCGTTTAGACGCTATGATGGAAAACTTACAACATCGTGGTCTTATTGAAAAAGATTCAGATGGTTATTTAGTAAACAAAGGTCTTCCCGCAGATGCTATTGAATTTATAGCAAAGTCGCTACTTAGAAAACAAAACAAACTCGATGCTACTGGAAATGCAATAGATCAAAATACTATGCGCAAGGCAATGCATGTAGCAATCGGATTATTTGCAAACGACATGATGGTTAAGTCCATAATGTCTGTACAAGAAACTGAGCGTATTTATGCAGCAAACCCTGCATATTTCAAATGGAAGTATGATGAAAATACTGGTGAGTTGTCTGATCGTACTGTAGACGAGCTTAAGCGTGCTGGAGGTTTCGTATCTACTGGTATAAACAACTTTGTAGAACTTACTAATATTCCACAACATTGGCTTGACAAAGATGGGTAGTTTACTGGTGAATATCGTTGTTGTGAGATCAAAGACGAAGAGATAGCATCTCCTCAGATAGAGGAAATTAAAACACTAATGGTCACATCTGCTCGTGTACAAGCGTTACGTGAACATTATCTAAAACAGCAGAAGTCTGCGTATGAAGCACGTATAATTAATATGAAACGTGACGAACGCCCTGACGAAGATAAGCAGTTATATGAGCGTGAGCGTATTGCATAGGATGTTGAAAATAAACTCGCTACGATGAGTGATTACGACGTTAAGCGAGAGCTTTAGTCGTTAGGTATATTTAATATTGTAGAAAAGAAATCGAAAGCCGCATATGATAGTTATATAGGAGGTATTGATGTAAATGATGGTGCTGCATATATTACTGATGACATGTGTGAGATGCTTCTTAGAATGGTAGGTTCGTATTCTTCAGAGGTAGCAGAAGCATTTAAAACATTGCGATCTACGTCTGTTAAGGACATGTATAAAGTTGCAGATGCGTACGACAAGGTAATAACAACCGTTATCGGTACATAGAAATATACAGCATATGGTCGTAGACAGGATTCTGCTGGAAATATTATAGATTATTATCACAAATACGCACTATTCCCAATATTTCCAATGAATGCTACTGGCAAGTTAGCAAACATTTATAATATGATGAAGACTAATAATATCGACATGGTATTAATTAGTTCTGCTGTCAAGGTTGGAAGTCAAGGTGCTGTAGCTAATCCTAAATGGGATGATTATCGTCAAGATAGCGATGAGAACAACAAAGCTAATTACAAAGAAGATGGTTCATTGAAACCTATATTTTCAGAATCATTTAAAGTTAATCCGTATTCTGTATCATTCGAATATCTTCGTAAACAGTTAAATACTGATCCGAATGAGAAAAAGTATATGAATATCGGTACTCAGGCTACTAAGATCGCATTGACCAATCTAAATCTCCACGCACAATATTTAACAAGAAGTGGTGAGGTTAGATCTGGCTAGGAGATACGTGATGATATTATGCAATCTATGATTGCTCTTAGTAACATCGGAAGAGATTAGTTACGAAGCCAATACTTCTTAACAAATGATAAAGGATAGCTTGTTGATGAGAACGGAAATGTTGTAGATAAGCCTGTTGTAGATCCAGTTAAGTATTCGAAAGCATTAAAACAAATCATTGGTTCTGATAAAATAAGTTTGAATTTAGCTTAGGCACTACAACTTGTTCCTTATAAAGACGGTGAGGGTAAAATACGTTATAGGTTTAACATGCCTTTAGATGCTGTACAATCATCTAACTTCTTAGAATCTAAGGTTATTTCTAGTATAAACAAGTCTGTTATTGATACTAAAACACCAGGTGCTGCATTCATACAACGCTCTGTGTGGGGTATGGAAGGTTCTACGCTATATGATAGTCGTAAAGGTAACATTGTAGGTGATGATAATATCGCACCATCTATAAATGGCGGTAAACGACTTTAGATGGTCAACGAAGAGGGTTCTATGGATTGTGTACTATCTATAGATTTCTTTACAAAGATTCTTGGTGATTTATTCCATTACACAACACGCGGTGACTACATGCTTAATGAGTTTGGAAATCGTATACCTGTAACTAGAATACATAAAGGTAAGACTTTGTATAAAGTTAAATCAGCAGACATGTTTAACGAAGGTAAGTTTGTAGAAACATGGGTTGATGATATCAACGACCTTCCGGATGGTACTGAGATTATTTACAAGAAAAATGAAATAGAACGTCATACACGTAGTGCTGAAGAAGTTCGTCAATACTTAATAGATCGGGGTTTGATCGGTCCTAAAGCTAAAGCTAACATCTTAGCTTATCGTGTTCCAACACAGGCGCAGTCATCAATTCATGCACTTAGATGCGTTGATGTCACATTTGTCACAAACGATACTGTAATATTACCTGCAGAGTTTACTAGAATTACAGGATCCGACTTCGATATTGATAAGCTATATCTAACAACTCTCAATTACTATAACACAAAAAATGATGATATCTCTGATGTATATGATGAAGGAACTGAGAAATATTATCAGAATAAGATTGTAGATGCATATTTAGCACTGTTGACAGATAGAGCAGATAAGAACTCAAAACCAAGATCATTTATATCATTACACCGTTCTATTGACAATGATACATAGTTAGCACTTAATGCATTAGATGAGATTGGTACAACAGATGCTGCAAAAACAGAACAACCGTATCAATTCTATGATCTTACTACTCAGACTGGTGTTAAGAATAGTTATATAACTGGTAAAACTGGTATTGGCCCGCTTGCATTGAACAACAACAATCACATCTTGACATGGCTATATCATGTCAGCTTTAGACCAACTAAGAGTTCAATCATGACATAGTTTGGCTTGAATAATCTTGATGATATGACAGATATAGATGGTGATTCTATAATGGGTTGGTTGTCTGCATTTATTAACGGACACGTGGATATTGCTAAAGATGCGTGGGTTTCTCGTTGTAATGTAAACCCGTTCACATACAATTTAACAAGCTTGTTACTACGTACTGGTTGGGGTAAGAATACAATATTCTTTTTACGACAACCTGTTATGATGGCAATGGCTGATGCGTATATGAACGCTGGTTCTGAATATATGTCAGATGGAACATCGAAGTTTAGACGTCAACAACAAGCTATAGACGATGTTGTGTTTGGAGAAGATAGTAAATATCATCTTGAAACTGTTGAGATAGGCAACAAAACTGTGTTGGAATGGATGGATATTATTGAAAGCAATGATCCTGAAATGGCTTAGCTTAAAGAGGGTCTTAATAGAGACTTAAAAAAGATATTGACTCGTGAAAATATGCTAGCTTAGGCTAAAACACCTCTTGGCAAAACGGGCGATATATAGTTCCAAGCAGCTGTCTATCTTGCATACAAACAGTTTGATAAGTATGCAAATGCATTGTCAAATCTGGTAAAGTATTGTAAGATTGATACTAAGAAACAGGGTAAGAGCGTGGCAGAACAACTTGTTTGGTATGAAGGATACGACGATTTGTTTAATAATGGCGAAACTGGCGCGTTATTTAACAGAGCATCTCTTTTAAAGCTTAGAGATGAAAGTTATGTTGGTATTAAGACTGAAAATGCTATCGATGCTACAAAACATATTATTGGAGGTCAGTTCTTCAGTGGTTCACATTAGTTTATCAAAGCTATTGAAAATTTAAGTAAGCTCATCGGTAACGAACATCGTTACGAAACTGTTAGTTTTGTCGAAGCAGCTACAAAAGCTATTAGTGCATCGATTAAATCAGAATACTTTAATTATTATGTCTATAAGCTATTCGGTGATTCTACATACGTAAGAGATCTTGTTAATGGTAGTTCGGAGCAGCATAACGTAAGATATCATTATGATAAAAAGGCACCTTATATCGAGGTTGATGAAGATATGATTTATCCATTGAGAACGTATATTGGTAAACCGATAAATATTTCATGGAAGACCAAAAGCGGTTCTCAAATGAAAGCACATCCGAATGTTATCGTTGCTATTAGTGGTAATAAAGCATATCTTCAGAAGGAGATATAGTTCAATAGTAAGGGTAGGAGATCACTTCTTACTGTTGACGCTAATATAGATGTACAATTTACTCAAGGTAATAATACAATATATGACCGCATAGGAGCTCTTAAGACTCTTGTTGAGAACAACAGTGCTCTTGCAGATCTTAAAGGTAATATATTGTTGCGTGATATAATATTAGCTGCAACATAGAAGTATACTCCATCTCATAAGCGCATTGCCGGAGAAGCATCTGATACGTATGATGATCTTAAGTTCATTAAGCTTGAAACATTCTTTGAAGATAATGGAGATAAGGCTGATCAGTATATTAGAGCATGGGATTCATTGCTTAGATATACTAATGATAATGAAAGATTGTAGAATGCCGTTCGTAAATTAGCAAACGATCTTGTTATATACGCATTTATAACATCTGGCGACACTAAAGGATCCACTAAATTATTCCAGTATGTACCTGATTCCTGGAGAAACGGTGAGTTTAATCCTGAAGGTATGAAATCATATGCTGAATTTATTCGTAATAAACTTGACGAGTTAAATGGTTATGACGAAATTAAGACCGATCTTGATGATGTTATATTGAATAACTGGCAAAATGATCAGTTTGTACCAAAATATCGTGTGGATGATAAGGCTGAATAGCAAAAGCTGACACCTATATATACTGACGGACGTAATACATATGGTTATCCTGTAGTAATTCAGGGTATGAACATTGAAAAACCTGCGGATAAAAACCATATGCCTAAGGTAAATGTTGTAATAGATCCTATAAAGGCTCCTCAATATATTAAGATAAACCGTGATTATAAACATCGTAATTCACAAAGACAGTATTCTATATACAAGTTCCACTCTGTTGCTCAAACTGCTGATGGAATAAGGTATCCTGTATACGTTAAAGTTGAACCAAAAGGTATTACTATAAAATCTTCTGGCGGTACGTATATGGTGACAGAATATGGTCGTTCAGACAGACTAGATAAGGCTGAGAATAGCACTATACCTGAACTGTTTGAGTTGTTATACACAGCCCAAAACTTCCAAGATCAGTTGAGAGGTATGCCTAAGAGTGATATAAAGGATTCTAATATATTATAGGACCTTAGACGATTTGCTGAGTTGGATATGGCTGAAAAGATGCTCATCAGTCGTAGATCATATAGTGCTAATATGGATATTGCACAAACTCAAGCTGTTCAATTTAATGATACAACTTAGAATGTGAATGGTGTTACTAACACTGCTATAAATCCGCTTACTATATCTGATAAAACTGAAGCATTTGGCGTAACTGTGGATCCTAAGCTTAAATAGAATTACAAACAATGGTTAGTAGATCATCCAAATGGTATTGTTGCGTATAGGATTGATCATAATAACTTTAATACTGCTGAAAATGTAAATAAGAATATTATAGGAAATCCATTTGATTGGTAGAAGTATGGTTAGGGAGAATCGCTATCAATGTTCTACGAATGGCTTACTACAGGGACTAATCATGGCGAAGTTTTAGCTACCGATGAATATCGTAATGCTATAATCAACAAGTTGCTAAGTATAGACAAGCCTGAAATTTTATATTACAAAGAACTTGGTCATCCTAGTTATGCAACAGTTCTTGGATATCTTATTGAACACAAAGAGCTGTTACAATCTAAATCTCAAAGTAACAGCGTTGATCAGACAAGTGGTGTTATAAATATATCCAGTGATCCTGAAGAAATTATTATAAACAACCTTGTCATAAGACCATTTGTACATACGTTCGAAGATGGTAGTAAAAAGGAATTTAAATCTATAGCACAAGCCTTCCTATATATAAAAGCAACGTATGCAGATCCTGCTGTTAACGAAAATATAATTAGACAGATAGAACAGACTACAGATCCTTCTGAGTTAATGGACCTTGGTAACTCTATTAAACAACTTGATGTTAAGTCTTGGGATAATGATTCTCATAATATAATGACACAATTAACCAAAGAATTATTTGAACAAAATCCATCTGCTGCTAAGACTGTTATGAATGAATTACGTAAAGCCGGTGTTGACATTTCAAGTAAACCTCAGAGTAATAAATCTTATAACAGTATAACTATAAGCACAGGTTATACAAAAGGTGAACCTGAGGATAACCCGAATACAGATTATGTATTTACTGAGAATGCAGAGGCTGCATTAGCTGTATCAAGTCGTGGGCACGGTCTGGATAAGAGTGGAATATTTGACCAAGAAGAATTCCCGTTCAAAGGCAGTGTTGAGTTGAACGTATCTGATGTACATCAAACTAACAGTGCTGCTGTACGTACTGACGCCAAAGGAAACATTACACAAAATGCATACGGTATTGTTGTTAAAAAATATCAACATGATGCGAATGGTAAATTTGTAGCACAATCAGGATGTTTTGAAGATACAGATGAAGATTTTAAAAAATTCAAATCTATCAATAATATCGTCTTTAAAGACATAGAGCAATCTAAAAACACAAACATAGTATTTCCGTCACAGATCGCTCTTGGGCAAGCTGCGTTACCGTTGCAATTTGCGACATGGTTACACAATTAGCTTGAGCAAAGATTTGGGTTGTAGACTAATATAGAACGATCTAAAGAAGCTTCTTACGAAGGTTATGGTTTACGTGTGATTGGAGTTGGTATAAAAACTAACACATCTGTTGATACTAACAGCCAATCTAGTACTGAAGATTCTAAACCAAAGACTGATGAAGACAGTGAGTCTGTACAACAGATTAAGTTAACAGCTGGTCAAGAAGCTGCTAAGAAAGCCATATTGAACTTTATAAAGACAGCAGATGCTTCCAAAGGAGAGTATTTCACTCTAACAGGTAAAGCTGGTACAGGTAAGACTACGTTGATACAAGAGGTTATTAGAGAGATTGCTAAAGATAATCCTTATCAGAGATTTGTTGTATCTGCATTAGCTCATAAAGCAGTACAAGTCATATATGGTAAGACTAAAAAATCTTCAAAGTTTGTTTCTGCTTCAACCGTAGCATTGTTACTTGGTATGGAATTAGACCAAGAAACTGGATAGTTCAAGCAAGTTAAAAATGGTAAAGTCAAGATTAAACCTGGCAGTATATTGTTTGTAGATGAAGCATCTATGTTGAATGAGCAGAATGTAGAATGTTTGATGAATGCTGCAATACTTGAGGATTCTAAAGTCATATTCTTAGGTGATCCTGGACAACTTCCTCCAATACGAACAGGAGATCTTGTTAAGTATGGAACCGATTCATTATCTCCAGTATTTAAGACCCAAAAGGATGAATACTCAGCAGGTCTTACAGAAAGAGTACGACAAGGAGAAGGTAGCCCTATCTTGGATTATGCAGATACGTTCTGGAATTATAGTACAACAGAAGGTTAGACGGATCGACGTGTTAATGACGAAGACATGTCTCGTGTTGAAAATACTCAAGGATCTATTGAGTTTATAAACGAACAACAGGTTGATAAGATAGTACCGTTATTTAAACAAGCTGTTGAAACAAACAATCCTTCATTAGTTAAGATTGTAGCATATCATAATAAAGCTGTTAAACAGTGGAATCAAATTATTCGTCGTAATATTTATGGTGATGAATACAGTCCTAATCCATTACCGGGAGATATCTTAATGATGGCTGATACATATAATGATCCGGCTTCTGATGATGCAAAACCATTGTTGTTTAATAGTGAAGATATATCTGTTATTAGTACTGGTCCTATTCGCACTGTATACCGTGTTCAACTCATGGACGCTACTATAAAAGACCCTCGTGGTAAAATAATCACAGTGCCTTTGATAATACCTACTAAGGAGAATATGGATGAGTTTGATAATAATAAACGTCTATTGTGGAATAACGTTCAGAAATATAAAAATACAGATCGTGGTAAATATGAGAGAGCGTTAGATATGTATTGGAGCTATGGAACAGAATGGGCTCATGTTGAATATGGTTATGCTATAACAAGCCATAAATCACAAGGTTCTACATACGATGTATCTATTGTAGATTCTGCAGACATCAACAGTAATGGATTTATGTCAGATATTAGTAAAGCTCGTAGTATCTATACAGCTATAACAAGAGCTCGTAACTCAGCCGTTATCTTACGTAATAAGCTTGGTACTCTTGATGTTGATCTGAAACAGCTTAATGATCGTATAAATGGTTATAAAGATGGTTCTGTAACACCTCCTGCTCAGATTACACCGGATACTGTAGATAATGTAGGTAATACATATAAAGAGAATGTTGCAACATTAGAGTCTGGTAAGACAATCTTATCTAATGAAGAGATATTGAAGCTTAGACCATTTACTGGTAATGATAAAGCTCCTCGTATAGCTGTTGCGTCCGAACATACTGATCCTGTATTCTTTGCTAAGACGATAAAAGATTTCTTTGAAGGAAAGACTTCTGTGTAGCCACGTTTTGGATAGCCAATCACTGCTAAAGATATTGATGCGTTATACATTATAACAAAGCACGATGGTCTTCCTCTTAGAGACATTCTTTCTATAAAAATACCTAAGATAATACATTTTAGTATAACAGGTTTGGGCGGAACTAAATATGAACCGGGCGTTATGCCGTACAACGAACTACTTGATCGTATTGGAGATTACATAAAACAAGGTCTTGATCCGTCTATGGTAACTGTTCGTATCGATCCGATTGTACCTGGTGTCACATCGAAGCATGTTATAGAAGATATTATAAAACGTGCATCTTCTATGGGTATTAAAAATATAAGATTCAGTATCATGGATTTCTATACAACTACTGCTCAGTTTACAGAAGCTAATGGTTTTGATTACTCTAAATATTACGAACCTCAAACGAATGCAGACGGTTCGCAAAGAGTGTTGTTAGTATCTCGTGATGGTGGATCATTCTCTATACTTGGTGGTGTTTCGTATAGACAAATTGGTAAGTCCATAGTTATACTTAAGAGTTACGGCGCCGAGTCAAAAGTATACTTACAAGGTAAGAGTGGTAACGTTTGGGTTAAAACTATTCAAACATCAAATATAACAGATGACGTTATTAAAAGTAAAGATGGGTGGACTGTGTTGAACGATAAACAAGTTATGAACGATTAGGTGGCCAGTAAAGTAAAGGCTGGTGTACATTTGCAGAAGCTGTATAAAACTCATGCGAAAAAAACCACTATAGAAAACATCGCCAATAAAGTTAAAGAGCTTGGAGATAAATATGGTGTTACTTTATCGACATGTGCTGAACCAGATCTTCTTCCACCTGGAATATCTCATGAGGGTTGTTTGAGCGTTTAGGCTATAAATAGAATACTTGGTACGCATGTTGAAGACAAACATCGTGATAATAACAACTCTAGATTTCTTTGTGAATGTTATGGAGGTAAAACAGACATACTTAAATATAATGATAAGTGTGCATCTAGCTGTGCATATTGCTATGCTCATCATAATAGTAATGCTGCTGCAACTATGTACAACCCAGATGGTTCTTTAAAGCATAATGCACTCACAACAACTCGTAGAGATACTGAGAAGTTTGACGATACAGATATTGATAAGAAATTCATACTTGAATGTAAAGGTAAATAATTATGATAATTGCATGTCCCAATTTGGCAAATCCTGAAGTAAAACAGGAGTTTGATGAGCTTATATCCGTATTAGGAGAGAAAGCTGCTTATGCGGCATGGGCTCTAAATGACGGGAACATGATAGATCGAGCTCCTAACGGAGCTCCTTCTATCTTGTTTCAATCATTACTATCTAAAAATAAAAATGATCGTACAGCAGCTATACGTGAAAAGGCTGAAATATACAAGAAATCGTTTAATTCTTGGTTTACAAAGCTAGGTGATGAAGCTAAAGAATTATTTACCGACGCTAATGGAGAACCATTGACAGAAGTATTGGATAAGAACTTTAGTTCTATTTACGATATTCTTGTTGGTAAGCAAGATTTAAATAAGGCTACCGGCAATATCGGAACGTTTTCAAACACTGAATATGACATATACGCTCGTAGAAATACAAATTCTAAGCTAATGAATGCTATTGCTAGTACACACAGACAACTTAAACAAATACCCAAACGAGCAAACACAACACGTTACGGTGGAGATAATATATATTATCAGCTACGTAAAGCTTTACCTAAAGAGATTGTTGAAGATATAGTTAAGTTCTATTATGAAGAAAAAGATCGTGATTCGTTCTTAGATAGAGTAGAATTCTATATCAATAACGAGCTTAAGCAATCTGTTATGCCAAAAGTTATAGCTGCGGCTAAAGAAAGACAACTTGAACTATCAACATATTATGATGCTCGTCAAATAACTGCATAGTTGTTTGGAGCACTTAAGAGTGGTAGAATAACAGGAGATTTTGATGCAGATGAGGCATTCATTGGTCATTATCAAACGCAGTTAGCTCAACAATTATTTCCAATTATTTACAAAAAAGGTTGGTCTAAACAGAGGTATGGTTATTATGCAAAGTAGTTTCCTTAGATATCTAAAGCGATATAGACTGTTGTTACATAGTATAATAATGCTCGCATAGGCAATCTTAACCATATATATAAGCTTGAAGCTGTTGCAGCAGGAATAAAGAATCCTAAGTTCAAACAACATCTTATTTAGTATATAACGGCTGTTGATCGTACAACTCCACGTAACCGTAACAATGCTAAAAACCCTGATATAAAAATCGAAGACGATCGTATCGCTGATTTTAAAGTACCGCACCTCAAAACAACTCTGCTTAATTTTGGAAACAAAAGGCGTCGTTCTCTTAAAGAAACTCTTGCCGATATAAAACAACGTACTAATGCTTACGATGAAATTATTGATGTATTGTTGGATAAGATGAAAGGTGACACTGTTGTAAATCTCAATATGCACGTAAATTATATGGCATATGGTGTTACCCATTTTAACAAGTATGATCTTGCATCATCTACAGTTTATATTGCATATGCTGAGAATAATGATGAATCTGATTTTATACAAACTATTATACATGAAGCAATCCATGTTGTAACCGTATAGTACTTGAGAAACAACCCTCAGTACAGTCAGTTATTCGACAAATATACCAGTTACTTACGAGATATAAGTGATAAGTAGTGGCTTGGTAATGAAAACGCTAAAGAGATGATTGCAGAGTTCTTCTCAAACGCTGAATATAGAGAGTGGTTAAAGACCGTACCTGCACCAAAGATTAAAAACATGTCTATGTTTGAAAAGATCGTAGATTTCATTGTACGTATATTTACAGGTAATTCTAAAAATGCTTACGAACAAATAAAGCCTGCATTAGAATACATTCTCAATGAAGGTTTAGCTAATACAACCGTTAGTGAATTTGATCTTAATAGCGAAGCTGCCAAGTCTAGTTATCGAAAATCAGTACAGTCTATATCAGAACAAATTCAAGAGATGTATGACGATATCCAGTCAAAGAAACGTGAATATTTAGATAATGTTAAAGCTCAACATAAAAACAATACAGGTGTTGCTTATTCTCCATATCAAATTAATCGTATAACCGTACAATATGATCAGAACCAGATGTCTAAATAGATATCTACATATCAAAAGACATTAGCTTAGCTACACGGTTTAATCTTTAACGGTACGTACTATGAATCAATAGGGCACTCTTTAATGAACGGTGTTGTAGAGTATGTTGTTAATGCATTAGATCAATCAACGTTCTCAGCATATCGTAATTAGAATATTGATAGATACTCTGATTTAACACCAGATCATATGTCTAATGTTGTTGAAATCATAAGAAATGCTTTTGTTGATGGTGACATACAAACTCTTGACAAACAATTAGCGTTAACATACGTTAGAATGTTCTGGCAAACTCCATTGATACAATAGGGTTTACAACTACTCGATAATGGAAGTAAGAACCCCAATCAACTTGAGACAGAACTCGTTAATCTTATAACAGAAGAGTCTCTTAAAGATCGTATCTAGAATAAAAGTTTACGTGATTATATCAAAGACTTTTGGAATAATCTTAAAAAGATCGTATCTAAAGTGTTTGATCCTAAAAACGTTAGCCAACAACAGCGTGATGAGATATTTAAAACTATCAAAGCTGCTCAATTATACGATCAAGAATTAAAGGAGGATTCTTCTATAACTCCGATATATGATAGAGCTAATGGTGATTTTACATCATCTTTGTTGTTATCTGAACAAGATAAATAGATTCTTCCAGAAGTTATAAAACACGGTAAAACTAGATTATCTGCTCTACGAGCAAAACGTGTTCGTAATGAACGTAAAATGGTTGAAATACGTAACCAAATAGAGCAGTTTGAAGAGTTGAATGGTGAGAGTATTGTAGATACGTATAATACTGTTATAGAATGTTTAGTTGATGCTGAAAACGACTTCAGATAGACGTTGAACTATATGGATTAGTTGATATCTAGAGATATTAGTTCTTGGGATCCTGAATAGATTCTAGCTATTGGTAGGGACCTTATTGGTCACTATGTCTCTTTGTTAACAATGCTTTATGATTCTGTGTTCGATAAACATTCTGCTATTGGTGCTTATAATGATATTATAACAGATCCAGATAGTAAACATTATGATGATTCAGCTATCAACATAAAGAACCATCTTAAGCAAACAATGTAGAGCATAACAGCTATTCAACGTAAGTATAATAAAGAAATTAGTATTCCATATGCTCGTTGGTTCTTACATCGTGCTATTGACGATCTTGATAGACAAGGTAAGATTCAAGATATCGATGCTTTTAAACGTAGAGCTGATCAGTTCTTAGATGGAGGTTTTGAAAATGGTGGACTTTCTGCTGGTGAAATAATGGTTGGCTTTGCTACAAAATCTAATAGTAATATTGTACGAGTTATAACCGATATTATACAAAACATAGAAGGTACTCGTGATCGTAAGACATTATCGAAAGGAATGGCCTTGATGAATTTGTATAACAAACTTAGACCAAAGGGTTCTCAAATAAATCCCGTAAACTGGTAGAAATAGTTCTTAGAGACTGATAAACAAGGCGTTCCTACTGGATATTTCATTAGAGAGATAAACTCCGGTTTGTTCTTTAAAGAACGTGACTAGGTTATAGAGGAACTTAATGATAAGTATAGTAATACTGAAAAATACGGTGGCGCAGCTATCACGTTTGATGATGGTAAACCCGTATTTCATGATGACGATACTACTGCAAACGATTCTGTATATAACCAGTATTATGACGAACTTGATGAATGGCTATCTCAGCATGCAGAGCGTAGATACACACTTGACTATTACAAGAATAGGCGTAGATACTTAAGTCAAGATACTCAACGCGCTATGAATCGTATTCAACGTTAGATACAGCTTCTCAGAAGTATGCCAGAAGCTATAGATGAAGGTGGATGGTTCGATAAATCAAAACTAAGTACACAAGATAGACGCCTATATGATACTCTTATGACTCAGAAGCGAGAACTTGGTAGTCATTATTACTTCTCAACAGACAACGGTATACTTTCGTTAAAAGAAAAGACTGGTAATGCATTACGTATGGCTGATGAGATATCTGCTTGGAATGAGTTTCTTACTAAACATGTTAGATATTCTAAGAATATCGAATTGTACAACAAGAAACGTTCTGAAATACCTGCCAATAAACTACTTGAGTTTGATAGAGAAAATACTGTTACGTCATTCACTCCTCAGTTTTACGAGGTACTGAGCGAACTTGGTCATGCACGAAGTCCTGAATTAATAAGATTACAAAAACGTCAACGTGAGATTGTTAGTAAGCTTAAGAACTATCAAGAAGGTATTACACAACCAGATCTTACACAACTTGGAACTGGTATTGATCAGACTACACGTAGTATATATAAAGAACTAAATCGTATTGAAACCCAAATAGCTCAGGAAAAAGCTAACCTTAAAGGTGCTGCTCAAAAAGGTCCTGATGCATAGCTTGCATCAAAGATATTAGCAACGTTCTTAATAAATAAGAATGTACGTAACAAGAATACTAATAGTACGTTCTGGAACTATCTTATAGGAGAGTGGAATGTTGTGTTAAAAGCTAACAGTGCTAATTAGTCTGCTATACGTAAGTAGTTTGAAGATTTATTTACCATAAATATACCTGGATCACTTACTAGAGGTAAGCTTAGTTTGTTTACTATATTAGATGCTCCTTCTGGGCAGCTGCGTGATCCTAAAACTGGTGAACCTTTATATTTTCATGGAGAACCTCTTATTTTAAAAGACGATCTGCCTAGTCAAAACTTTTCAGAATTAGATATGACATCTGATTTCGTAAATATACATTACGATGTTAAAAATAAGTATTCAACACAACCTAAAGAATCTTTATATCGTAATCAGAAATATTTCGATCTAATAGCTGATCCGAATAAACTTCAACTCTTAACAGCTATGAAGAATATGATGACTGAAGCACGATCTATGATTCCAAACACATCTATATACAAAGAAGATGAGGTTTGTTAGATGACTGGATCAACATACGATCTTATTATGCGTAATGCTAAGAGCGAGATTGGTACAATGCTTAAGTATCATATATAGAAAACGTTTACTGGTAAGTATGGTGAACAAACAGACGATGTTGAAACAAACTTTGATCTTCCAAGACGTCCTAATGGAGAGGTTGTTCAAAATATTCCAATACGATGGGTTCAACGTTTAAAAGATCAAAGACTGTTAACAACAGATCTTATAGGATCAACTATAGCGTTCTATAATATGGCCGAAAACTATACCCTTAAGAGTGATGTAATAGCTCCATTAGAGCTTATTAGAAACGCATTGTTACAAGCTCCTACAGGTGAAAACCCGTTAGCTCGTACTGATAATGGAAATCAAGCTAAAAAACTTCAATCGTTGTACGATATACATATGTATGGTCATGAGATATCTACAACTAACCATATAACAAAAAGATCTGATACGCAAGCTTCTATTATATAGAATGCAAAGCTTGTTAGAAAAATGGCACAGAAAGCAATGCTTGGTGCAAACTTTCTAGTTCAGAATGTTGGTTATGTTGATGCAATGTTATCCGCAATGACTGATGCTATTGGAGGTAGGTATATGACAAAACGTGATTTGTTCTGGGCTATATTTAATGCCAATAAAGACATGATAAATAATGTTCGTCATTTTGGTAATCCAAATACTAATAACAAGCTTGGTGCGTTGATGCAACTAAATCAATTATCTCGTAAGAACTCTGAAATATTCTCAGATACGCATAAAAGTAGACTCACACGTATGCGTAAAGGTTTAGGTATAATGTCTGGTTATTCTATCACTGATTATATGATAAACAGTGTTATTCTTGAGGCTTTTTACAAAAACTATCACCTTATGGATGATTTAAATGGACGTAAGATGTTTATGAATAGCGACGATGCTATACGTATATACGAAAAACATGGTTATTCAAGAAAAGAAGCTCTTAAAGTTTGGGAAAACGCATCTAAAGATAATTTGTTCAACGCATATACGTAGGAAGATGGTATTGCCGTAGTTAAAGAAAAGTATAAACAATATGTCACAGAAGATTTATAGAATACTGTGACGAAAAAGCTCAAAACTAGAACCGCATCATACAATGGTATGCTATCAGATATAGAAAAGGCTAAGATGGCTTAGAATATATGGGGTTCATATTTTACTATGATGCGTGGTTTCTTGATGGATGCGTACTGGGCTCGTTTTAATAAGATCAATGATTACGCTACATAGAATGAAGATGGCGGTACTAATTACGGATATGCTGTAAAACATGATGATGGTGGTTTTGAAAACTTAGCTACTGGTGTTCTTGAAGGATCTTTGTATCAAGATGGAATGCGTGCTGTTGGCAAATATATATCAGGTTTAAAGAATGTTATAAAAGGCAAAGGTTTTCATACAAATCTTACAGATAATCAACGATATGCTGTACGTAAACAGGTTGCTGAAATTGCTATAATTCTAGGATTGGCTATTGGTACAAACTTATTTACCAAGTTAGTATACTCATTATTCCCAAGTTGGGATGATGATGATAAAGACCCTAACTGGACAATCAACGTATTTGATCCAGAAGATGAAGATAGGAATTTAATTGATTTCCGTGACGATGTTGAAAGTTATAGTAAAGATTATTAGAAGTTGGTTTTATGGGATACTGCAGCATTATTAACAAAATTGACATTTGAGCGTACTACACCGTATTGGTATGGAACTATTATAGATATTATCAAATCTCCTACTCCTGTAACTTCGTATATAGATCAGCTTGAGGGATTATATAATATTATACCAGACTCGTTCAACGGTAAGCTTCGTGACCCAATAACCACTGGTGGATATAGAGGCATGACTCGTGGTACCAAAGACATTTGTAATGTACTATCTGCAACAGGTCTTAATAATATTGTAAAAGCATGGCATGTTGCCGGACGTAAATCATCATTCAACTTCTATTCTCAACAAGGTCTTAATAGATTCTTTGTACAAAGCCAAAGTGATTACGAAGATCAACTGCAAGATGATTTATACGGTCCCTCTGATGAATATTACGAATAATATACATACATAAATATAATAACTCGACGAACCTATCTTCCGTGTTATTATATTAACACCCCAAAACGCAAGAGGCGCATGTTACCTGGTGTTATCCAAGTAGCATACGCCTCTTTTATTTTTCCTGTATCTCTCTTGCGAAATCATTTCCATCAGAAACATTTGTTTCTAACGGAATTGATTCGCCATCATCATTCAAATACTCATGATTCATCACACGATTCACAAGTTTTGTATCACGACCGTAATAGAAACTTACGATTTTTGCACCATTAGAACCATCAGCATATGGCATACGTAATAAGTTCTTTTGGTTCTTGTTCAACGATATTGTATATACGACATACGTATTACCATCGTTGTTTCTTAACGTTTGATTAAACACCCACTTAAGATTGTCAAGCTTCTTACGAAGCGCATCTGAAATAGTTGTCACATCGTACATTAAGAATAAATGATTATCTAGATAAGGACGGTCCGCGTCATTCAACGCAGCGTCCTTAAATCCAGATTCATCACTTATATCTTCATAAAGCAATCCGTCCGTAAGAGCAATACAAGCTTTCGTTAATTGACTCATAGGTTCAGTTTTTCAGCACCATCAGACTCATAGTAAGATCTATAATAATCCCACTGATTTGTCTCTTGATGCCATTTGATTTCTTGAAGAGCGTTAATTATAGTATTTTCCCTACTACAGACCTGATCAGATGTGAATTCAAACACTCTCACCTGATTAGACCAATCGTTGGAAATTCCTACAATATACCACTTGAAAGCCCAGTTACAAGGGTCATCATTTAATTCATTCTCAATATACCAGTTAAGAGCCATTGTATAGAAACATAATTGTCTCAAATAGTCAAACTCTTTCATGCTATCTTCAAATGAGTATAGATGTGATGTTGTTTTAATGTCCATCAATGTTATTGTTTTATGATCGATGTCAAATTTGACACAATCTAACAGTGATTTACATGCAACACCATATGCACACCAATTGATGTGAAACTCATGATATGTTTTTACATCCGAATTAGTTACATTCTCAAGAAGCTCTTTTGCTTTCTTATGTTTGTTACATACTTCAGACAGTTCCATGAGCTTATTCATCGTATACGGGCTTATCTTAATACGCTTATCGTTCTCCTTAATGCTTTGGATATACAAATTAAGCGTAGAGGCCTTTTTTAGGCCTTCTGAGAGCATTTTACTCTCACTCTGGCCAGTTGTCCTGTATGCGGCTTTATATGCGCTTAGAACGGCTTTATCAGGCTCTATTTCAGTGGTTGTAGCTAGCTCTTCGCAGAACTTTGTTTCTTGTGGGGATTTTGGTTGCGGAGCATCCCATACAACGTAGTCTTTTTGAAACTCTTCAGGTTGAAGAAGGTATTCGTGTATCATTGTACCCTTAGCTAATTGTGGTAAGCTCAAACTTTCTTCTTTCCCATCAAGCATATTACGCAAATAGGCTGGCCCCTTCTTTAGGAACCAGCCTATGTTGCTATTGCTTATTCGAGTCATATCCTCATAATACGGGATCTTAGTCTTTTCCATTGGATCGATGTCTCAAACCCTTATGCTTACGTATTATTTTTAACGCAAGCTTAGGATTATGGTTTTTAAATGCAATCTCGAATTGCTTTTTCAGTTCGTCTAACTCTTTATTACTCATTTTTGAGTGCTATGTTCATGAATTTGAGAATATCTTCTTTCGAATCATTGGAATGATTTAACTCATCCAAGAAAGACATTATATTGTCGTAAGACAACACTTTGAACTTGCTGAATATAAAATTAGCTAATTCTTCATCCTCTTTTCCGCAAACATTAGTGACCAACTTGTTGACTATGTCTTCATCAACACCATAGAATTCTCGTTGATAACGTATACGAGAACAGCGGTCAAACAAATAATCAGACAAACCTTTCTTATCATTACAAGTCATAAGCACTAATCGCTTACAACCGTCTTGGACTCCATCCAAAAGAGTTAGTACCTCAGAAGAATCCCACTCCTTCTCAAACTCATCAAATATTATACAAACAGCTTGATGAATCTTTGCACAAAACTCTTTCAGACGATTTATCCTGATACCGGGATTTCCAATCAGCACAGGCATTCCTGACTTCTTAGCTATATGTTTAGCCATAGCAGTTTTGCCTGAACCCTTTAGACCACACAGTAGTACACCAGTAGTCTTCTCACTTCGAGATGCATGGTTTAGGACACAATTAATAAACTTCTTGTCATCTTGTGTAAAATATAGCGCTTGATCCTTAATAGGATCTCGCTCTACAAGAAATATTTCACCACTATATGGATCATATTGCATCTCATACACATGATCACAATTAAGCTCATAATCAATACCCTGAGGTGACGGAATAATTTTGTCACCCATTTTAGCAAACTCTTTCATTGTTTCTGGATTTAATCTCTTGAATCATTGAATCTACCTCTTTGTGATTATGTACGATGTACGCCTTTCGTTCTAAGCCTTTCAGCTTAAAGTTGTATAAAAACATCTTCCAACGAAGGGGGAAGTCTCGTTGCACCCTCCCTTTACATTCGCACACAAACCCATCTCCAATAAAGTCTGGAGTATACTTTATATTGCGATAGCGTTTCCCGAGGTATTCGAACTTAGGTTGTAGTTCAAAATGTTGAGGCTCATATTGTACTGGAATATTATGTTTTTTGAATTCGTTCCAAGTATAAGCTTCTAATGGACTTTTAAATTCATAGCCATCTTGAATTACATGTTTTAACCTAGTTCCTTTAGGAATCGCTTTGTTAGCCTTAACTTTCGACATTTTGTATCATAGTATCTTCATATCTACTTAACGTTTTGGTCAACCATTGTTTTACTTTATCAAAGCCGTTGTCTCTAACGGCATCTGATATATCTTTGGCTTTAAAGCTCTTGTGGATGAAAAATGCATCATATCCATACTTCTTACTTAACTTACGAGCATTTGACATTCCTGTCACATCTCGATCGTACAGTATCAGTATTTTAGACCACTTGATACTCAAAGTAGCCAATATGTCTTCAGGTATGAATGTTGTCTCACTTGCTGCGGCAATAGCATTAAATCCCATCTCATGTAGTACCATCACATCTTTAAGAGACTTTGTGATAATGAGAATACTCCCACCCTCCTTGGGTAATTCAGATAATCCCTGTACGTCCTCATTTGTCAGATTAGAACGCCATTTAGTATACTTAGAGGCTAAAGGTCGGTATATTTTAAATTTGTTACCAACCTTATACGCATACATAGGATTACACTCTTTGTAGATTCCACGGACGATTCTATTACAAAGAAAATATTTAATGCTAAACACTTGATACAAGTTTAACGTAGACATAGATATTGAAAACTGTTTCCAGTAATCTCGATCTACGCTAGTAAACGGTTGTCGAACTATTCCGAAATCCATATCATGGTACGTAGAGTAATTGTATGTGGAGATATGATAGGATTGAGAAGGATTAACCCTTCTTATTATGCGAAGTAGTTCTTTTTCAAGCTCTGGTCTTGTGTTGATGTTTCGATATCGCTTGATAAAATCAATAGCGTTACCTCCATCACCAGTGCCGTGATCTTTATACAACAACCCTCCAGTTCTGCTTCTAAATACAGCAAACGATGGGTTCTTGTCATCAGATCGAAGTGGACTATTCATTAGCTTGTTGATCTTAAAATCACCAAGATAATACGAGAAAATAGCATAATCATCCAACTTATCCAACAAGTCTTTTAAACTCATTGTTTTAGCGGTTCTTGTGCTATACATTTGACTTATAAGTTCTATGTTAGTCTCGTGGAGAGGAATCGAACCTCTCTTCCTTATTAAATACACAAACTAAGGAAAACCGTTCACGAGTTGTCGGATTGTTTAAAGCACAATCCGGTAAGCTTAGGGTTTAGGATTTATTCCACCACTGACCATTTTAGAATGGAAGGTCGTCAGCACCTTTCCCAGTATCCGGAGTACTCTTACCAGTAAGCGGGTCGTTAGAAGTCTCCTTGTCGGCAACAATTGTACGTTCAAAATTATCACGACTAAACTTCTTTATCTGGGAATCTTTCTTGTCCACAGTCATCGGCTCTACAAAGATACCGTTCTTTGAGACTGTTACATAATTGTTCTTATCGAACACGGCCTTGAGACGAAGCTCCTTTTGCGTAGCGATCATGGGATCGAGTTTATTCTTAACCCAAGTGATCATCTCCTTGAATGAGTTAAGCTCAACATCCTCGATTGTCGGATAGAAACAATTGATGATCTGAATCAAACGACCAAACTGGCGATCATCAGCACGCTGAAGATCCTCATCGGTCTTTGTATACAAACCCTTCTTGTTCTGCCACTCACTCATACTAACTGTCTGACCATCTTTGTTCTCAAAGACAATCTCCAGGAAGTCTAGACCAGTAGGAGATACATTTACGTTAACCTCCTTCAAATGCACATTCTCATTGATACCGGCAGGCATGTAGTTGCCGTTACTCTCTGTATTTGTAATAACTGCGTTCTTCGTATTAAACATAATTTCTTGACTTTATAGTTCTTAATCGTTCTTGTACACTTTATCCCAATACGTGGTTATCGTACCATCATCATTACCTGTTGCAATAATAATGTCTTTTCCACGCAAATGGGGAGCTCGTGCTTCCTTTGTTGTACCATCTCCTCCAACAAAACTGACATGTGTTTCGTTACCTTTACGATATACGAGTCCAACAGCATCAGATTCGCCACAGATGATGGTTCCAAGTTTTCCCACTAAGTCGAGGGCCATCTGGCTAAGCTCTTCACCGTTCTGTTCAATCTGTATGTCTTTTACATGACCTACTAGAATAAACTCATCACACAATTCACGGAACATGTCAATAACTTTGCGGACGGCTTGACGAATATATAAATACCCGGCTCCGTTCGGAAGAGTTTTGACGTCTGTCCCCTCCCATTTCTTACCAACTGGAGTTTTCTTGTATAATATAGCGGCGTAACTTAGGCAGATTTCTTCTAAACGAGTGGCATTATCAATAGTGATATGCCTGTAGAAATTATGCCCCACTTCAGTGTTCTTAGCTCTAATGGCTTGAGCAATCTCTCCAAGCTCATTAACACTTCTGGCTTGTACAGCCATAGCATCAATGAACGTACTTCCTCCCTCAAGATCGATTATTAGATTGTCATCTAATTGGGCAAGAGCGGACGTTTTTCCGCATTTGGGGCGCCCATAAAGAATCAAAAATTTGGGATTCGTGGATGTTGCTGGAACCTTACTTGTAGGTAGTGTTATCATGCTTCTTGAGTCTATTTTTTATATATTAGAACTTGAAATTGATCACAAAATCAATTATCAACTTCTGTGTTGACGGCTTCAGCAACTTGAGAATGGTTGCAGAATCATCAAGACTCAAAAGAGTATCGTTGATCTGAACCTCATCGTCACCGAAGATACGAATAATCGTACCGTCAGAAAGCTTAATCTTCGTATAATCACCGCAATAGTTATTGGGGCGATAGTCGTTTGCAAGATAGTTGATTGCCTCCAACAAGTCGATGTCCTTACTCGGCTTTGTTGTCTTCGCAGGCTTATTGTTGAACACAAAACTAAACAAACTCTTCTTCTTGGGCTTCTGCTGCTGCATAGAAGAGTTCTTTGCAATCACAGAAGACAAAATAAGAGAAGTGAGATCCTCAGAATAGTTGTCATACGTATTGTAATTGTTATTGGTGTTAGTCTTGTCAACGATAAAAGTATTCTTAATCATAATATTCAGCCTATAAAATGTGTTAAACGTCTTCTCAGATGCTTAGCACTCAATCAGATTGTTGAACTTAAGATCGTTCTCGAATTCGATGATGCACGGCTTACCTGCATCTCTGTTTTTTAAGATATGCATATAAACCTTATTCTCTGTTGGTAACTTCATGGGTCCGTACTCCCTTATTCCCAACAATTCCGGTCGATGCATTGCCAAGACATAATCACTGCCTTGGAATACAGCATCTGATGATGATAAATCACTTCTCATCGGGAAATGTCCCGATGGGTTGTTAATCCTTTCTGGCTGTTCTATGTTTCTATTCATTTGCGTAAGAAGTATAATACTCGTAAGAGGTAACTTCTTAGCTTGTATGAAGACTTGAAGTAGGTTGCTTATTGTCTCCAATACTGAACCATCACGCGTTGTTAGAAGTGCGTGATCGTACATTATAATGAAATGTTTTCCAGTACCTTTTACATACTGTTCATAGAACGCCATAATTGTATTCTTAACTTGCGTAGAAGTACCAGGATTGTCTACAAAGTAGATTGGATACTTCTTTAGCTTAGAGGCTACTGATACGACACTAGCGAAGGTTTTGTCGTCCAGGTCCTTTTCAGAACTATACAGGTCAGAAGTCGTTCTCTTAAGCTTGTTTGAGAGCGTCCTTCCGACCTGCCTAAAGCCAACCATTTCTAACGAAAAATTAAGAATCACAATGTCTTCACTCGGATTAAGATCAATAATGTCCGTTGCGATAAGATTTGCAAGAGAGCTCTTACCTGTTCCTGAAATTCCAGTAAACGTATAAACAGTGTTTGGCTCTATACCTCCCATGCACTGAGAGTTGAGCTTATCCCATCTTGTTCTTAGAGACACAACACTGTGTTCCTTCCTACCACGTATATAGTCAATAGCTTCTTGAGCTACTATAGACATTGGTCGTATCTTAAGATTAGATGAGTTCTGTTCCATAACTTTGTTGTTTTGTTTCGTTCATTTGGTCTTGCATTTCTTCCTCAGATTCTTCCCACTGATGGTCAACTAACCATCGCCACATTGTCTTCATATACATCAACTTTCCTGTTCTACTCTTTTTATCGAGTTCAAACTTAAGACAGTCAATGAGATGTTGGGCCATTGCTGAGCTTTTTCCAACATTTGAATTAAACATGCGTCTACATTTGTTTACATTTGCTCTAAGATAGGTTTTTACACCATCAGGCCGCATAATATAGACGGGGTACATATCGTAAAACTGATCAAACCAATCCTTTTCAGGTTTTAAGTGGTTTTTAAGCTGATCAGTTGCTTGATACGTAATTGAATTACCTTTCTCTATCGAGGTTATAAGTCCCTGAGAAACTAAATATGATATTTCATCGTCCGTAATTAGGCTGACAATTTTTTGGACGTCTTGATTATTTTTGTGATTGTCGTCTAATACCATACTTAGGAACACCAACTGGTTCATATTGAGTTGTTGCGGTAAATCCGCAAGTTTTGTATCTAATTCAATAATCATCTCTTATACTCAAAGGTTAACAAGTTGGTTACTAAAAGAGTTCTAACTGTCGACATTTTAGATCATTTATAATCTTACGAGCTTCTGATATATAATAGCTGTAGTTGATCTTTCTGTCTTCAATTGGTTTGGAATCTAACTTGTTCAAGATCGTTATGCCGGATTTTGTTAGCATGTTCGAATAATGAGGACCATCATCCTCATATTTGACCTTAAACAAGTAGTGTCCATTTGTTGATGCATAGAAGCGGTTGATTCGCTGAATATACTTATCTGCGTATTCAACCTTGAACTTCTTATCAACGCGTTGTGTCATTAAAAAATCATCAATGTTATTAGCATTTTTGATAAACTCTGACACATCTTGTTTTGTAAGGAAATAGTTAATCACAGCTTTAGGTATGATCAATGGTGCGAGACCTTTACCTAGTTTGGCATCTGTGATAAATATTCCCTTTTTCTCTATCAATTTTGGATTCTTAGATTGAGAATACCCTTTAACGACACCGAAATAATCGTTAACAGCGTATTGATAAAACGCTTCGTAGTCATCAGTTTCGAAACCTAAACGTGTAAGTTGCTCTACTTCATGGATTGCTGATTGGACACCACTCCTATCTGCCTCCTTAGCAACATACATGACACCATCTGTATTGACCTGCACAATCCTACAGTCCAACTGGAGCAATCTATCTACAAGCATAAGAAGTACCAATTGTCCATTGATACGAATCTTAAACACTGAAAATGGATCATACATCCATGAGGTTTCTTGCTGCATTTTCCCTGTTACTGAGTTCAGTACAAGCTTTAGAGCTGTCGACTTGACTGATTCTCCACTACGTTTGGCAGCTATACGTTCATGATATACATGCTTATACAACTCCCAAAATTCTTTTCCTAAGTGACGGGGTACCCACTTATATTGTACAATAAAAGATGGATACATTGAGGTGACATCTGCATGCCCTATGTACTCACCTTCACTTGGAACGAAGATCTCTGGTTTGTTTAAGGAATGAATTCCTCCAACGCCCACAGAGTAGCGCGTTTTCGAGATAACAAAACACTTCTCGTATGCTTTTTGGCCTTTTGGAATAAGCTCTTTTCTGGTAGGAACGACTTGTCGTTTCATATCTTCCAAAACACCTTGTAATATCGGATTTTTATATGTAATGAACGGTAAGATAACGTCCTTCAGAGGTACGTAATCCATTGGAGATCTTTGTTCACTGACTATACTCTCCCTTTGGTGTGTACGTTTACAATACTCCTTAAGAAGCATCGTTTCTCCGAATTTAACGCTGTCCATGGATAATGCGTTGATATTATACTCATCTTCCATGAATAACCGTACATCGATCTCTCCTTTCTTTTGTAACGTATTCAGCAACTGTTCAGTTGAATCTACGTCGTTGATGTTATACGCTATCATTTTGTCAATCTGGTTAAGTGGAAGAAATTCATTGAAATCTCCATCGTACTCTTGGACATTATGATAGAACATCGTTATTTGCATTTCTTTCAAGCCTACACGTAATTTACTACTAAACAACATTGTTAGTAGATCCATAGATTCGAAATAGTTTGCGAACATCCATCGTCTAAATGCTTTAGTATCTCCGTCTTTGGACAATACAACTGTTTGAGACAGCTTGTAGATACTATCCGTACATCTCCAATATGGAGATTTGGATAATGGTTCTCGATACATGATAATATAGTTGATTACAACATCATCGTAGCGTTTATTGTTGTATCCACAAAAGAGATAATCTCTATTGAAGAACTCAACTAAACTATCAATATCAATTCTACGTTGCGAAATCTCGAACTTGTTATACTCTCCAGTTTCAGTGTTTTTGCAAGTGCAATGAAACACATTCGGAAACACCTCAATATCGTAGACGATAACTGGTTTGTTATGTATTACCATGGTTCTAAGACTCGTTTGGTTATAGAGGGCAGTTGGGAGTCGAACCCTTTCTCGAATCTCCGAGACCACTCTGCCCTGCAACTTAAACTATAGCGAGTTGCCAACTGCAGCCTACGTTCTGCGCCATTGCTTGAATTCAGGGGCCCTGGCTTTACGATCTATACGTCTATAGCCGTTATGTGTCACGAACAATCATATTTATCAGTCCATGAAGGCTAAATACTTTAAAGTAAGCTTGCCACGACTTACTGCTTATATTCAAAGCACATATTTCAGCTGTTCGTGTTGTGTGGGCCATACAGGGCTTGAACCTGTGATCTTCTGATTATGAGTCAGCTGCTTTAACCACTAAGCTAAAGGCCCGGGTCTCATACTATCTTCACAGACCGTATGAGAAATAAATGGAAGAAAACTACATATTGTAACTAATGGAAAAACAAAATAACACGTAGCGCGAGTGGGGTTCGAACCCACACGACCATTACTGGCCAATGGATCTTAAATCCATCGTGTCTACCATTTTCACCATCACGCCATATAGAGCCTCTTGTCGGATTCGAACCAACGACCTCGGGAGTACAAAGCCCGTGCTCTACCAACTGAGCTAAAGAGGCAAATACACCAACCGCTGTTGGTGCTAAAACATAGCTGTTTCACAGCAACTATGTTTTTGTGGTATTATCAAATCATTGCAGAACCTTAATTTAAAGTAAAAAACGCTGATAAAAAGACAATTAACCAAAGTGATCCCTATGGGACTCGAACCCATGACCCCAACATTAAAAGTGTTGTACTCTACCAACTGAGTTAAGAGATCAAGATACTCATATGTTCACACACCTGAGTATTTTCGTCACACGTTTGTGACACAGACTTGTTTATGAGAAATTCCAATAATTAAAAACTTAAAATCAATCAATATGCATTGTGCGAATGACAGGACTCGAACCTGCACGCTATTTAGCATAACATCCTAAGTGTTACGTGTCTACCGTTCCACCACATTCGCAAAAGACCTATTCAACACCATTATAGTGCTAAATAGGTCTCACGTTAGGCAGCAATCTGATGAATCATGTCCATCGTCAATGTACGACCCAACGTCTGAGTTCGATTCTGTATGTACCCGCATACAACATTTTTGTTCATGGAATATGACAGGAGATCTTTTGCTCCTGTACGAACTAACGAGTTGTTTGCGTAGTCGTCATTGTTTATACGACCGATATTGTTATGCGGATCACTGATCCAACTCACAATCTCATTCTTGTACGTGCCATCATAGTTCTTGACTCGTGCGATACACGGTACAGATGATTTGTCATACTTTTCTTTCACAAGATTACGTATGTAGTTACGTGCGTCACTCTCTCGATTCTTCCATGCTGCTGTTAGCATCTCAGGGAAGAGGTCTTGTTTCAGCATCGTATCCGTAGGACGTGGGTGCTTACGCTCCCAACGCTCCATCTTATGTTTCTCAAGAAGTTTCGTATAATCACGATAATACTCATATCGCCAATAAATACGCTTATTCTCCAACAATCCTATGTCAGAGATATCACGATATTTGATGTCCCAACCATAATCCTCAACCTTCTTAGTGTGCGGAAAACGCCTATAAACGGCCGTATGGATCGTTTTAATGGGCTGACGTCCACTTGTAAGGTACATGGGATAATCTGGCTTCTTAGGTACATTCCAGGGCTTGTATGGGGCTCCTGGAGTAGGTTTCATATTACACAGATCAATCGCTTTATCGATGATTGTATATACGTTCCTACTGTTGTTAATAGTCATGAGGTTTATGCCATACATCATGCTCAACTCTTTCAAAGAGAATTTGTGCATGTTGTTAACGAACGATTGACCTCTTTTGGTTTCCAAAAAACACATTATTTTCCACAACAATGCGCTCTTTGCATGACTAATCTTCCAAAACTTCTTAAACTGCTTGTCAATATTATATGTGTTCATTTTGATAATGTCTTTAGTGTGTGATACATTCGATTTAAGGCCTCATACAGGCCTTCTAAGCGCATCTAACACGTCTCATGGTTAGTTGTTAAGCCGTGCTGATTAAACGCTCTCTGTGAGCTTTTTCTGCATCGATCAGAATCCCCTCTGGGCAGTCCAAAACACTAAGCTCTATCTTGTTTTATGCCGCAAGAATGGCATCGAGACTGTTGTCAATTATCTCAATCTGCGTCTCGTCGTTATACTTGGCAATCATACTTTTGCAAGATGCCACCATCAACTCAAGCTTGTTGATGATAGATGAAATCTTCTCATGGGTAAACACCTCGTTATAACCGAGTGCCTTCTTACCCTTCTGAGCCTTCAACTGAGGTGCAAGACAGCGTTTACGAATCTCATTAAGCTTCGTAATCTGCTCCTGACACTCCTGAAGACGGAAAATGTTATAGTAATGAGACTTCATAAACTCAGAACTACTAAAACTAAGCTTGTCGTTGTTAAGATTATTAAGCAAACCCTTAATTAGGATTCGATGCTCAATCTTCTGCGTAATCTGGTTATATAGCTCCAGAAGATTGTGTGTACGAAACTTCAGAGCGTTATTACGCAATGTGTTCTCGGCCTTGATAAAAGACCAATAGGTGGCAATCTCACTATCGAGACGCTTACGAGTGCTGATAATATCATTGGCATTCAACTTCTTATTCTTTTTCATATTTGATATCTTTAAAGTAAAACATAGTTGAATTCGAGTGCCTCGTAAGTTACCTAGTTATCCCGCATGGGTTCGAACCATGAATGACAGAACCAAAATCTGTTGTGTTTCCATTTACACCACGGGACAATGTGAACTGCATAAGCTTGACTTGTAAGATACGCATTGATCTTACAAAGGCGTATGACTACAGCATACGGAGCGCAAACGCAGTTCTTTAGGGGTGATTGTTGTTGTTTGGAGTTAGCTCTTAGTTCATTGAACATACAAACTTTGCTCTTAAGATACGCATTGATCTTAAGATTGCATATGACTACAGCATATGGAACATAAGTTGTTCATAGAACATTTTGGCTTATAATGTAGGAAGTCTATTGGTTTAATGATACGATATGTTACGAGCTCACATAAAGGTATGTTACAGATACGCATTGATCTGCAACTACAGATGACTGTAGCATCTGGTTAGCCCAAGTTAATCGTCCACATGCCGTACCTTATATCCAGTAGGTTCCATGTAAAGTGTCACGAGAATGTCGCCTCGGGAGTCGTATACAGGAAGATCGGCTCCTCCAGTGAATTTTAGTTTGCTAAGAATATCCTCAGCAGACTCACGCCGTAAGGGAGTTCCCTTAGACGCCATGGGGCTAGATTCGATTGCGAAGCGTAGCGTATCGAACAAACGATCCACCACGATATTCACATCTTTCGTAGCTATCAGCGCAGTGAGAATGTCTTTATTCAAACCACGCATGATTGTCTTTTGGGTATCGGAGCCCTCTGCACCAGCCATCTGGGCAATAGCCTCGTATACTCGCATACAGAACGTCTCAAATGAGATCTCCTTACTAAGGTTGAACATATTGTTCCACCACTCATAAGAAGTCTCACCGAGATAAATTGATCCGTCGTTTCGGATCCGTGTAAGCTTATAGGTCTTACCCTTCTTTACATCAGAATATACAGTCTCACTGATCTGAGGAGTGAGAAGCATCTCCTGAATGTGGAGCTTACTGTTTTCGGTTATACAATTGGATGTCACACTCATAGTTACTCGACGCTAATGGACCCAACGATCGATGCGGATGTCACGGTCTTGCTACTGTCCCGTAACTCCTTCTTATACTCCATGGCACGCTTGTTGTTGTTCTCGATCGTCTGAACGATGTTGTTCTTAGCCTTGGTGAGCTGCTGAATGAGGCTATCGATTCGTGCCATCTCATTCTGGTTATAGCGGTTTACGATATCCACCACACCATCGGGATCAGCAAAGATAAGGTCCCGTCGCTGAGACTCGATAGCCTCGCCAATACTCTCCTCGGAAGCCTCTGTGAACGGTCGGTTACGATTGCCCACGGGGCATACTGCACTCATGTCCTCACCACGAGAGTTCTTGTCACCCTCGTTGATAAAGACGCACGGCGTGCCGTCACCTGCGTTCTTGAACTCGATACGATGAATATCGAAGCCCTGAATTGCGTACCGGTTGATGCCTCGGTTGAGACACAACTCCTTGTTACCCGTGTTACGAATCTGTGCGATGAGATTACCATACTCATCGTCAATTGCGTGCTTGTTAAGACGGAAGAACCGTCCACCAAGCGTTCCGCCAATGTTACTCAACTCCATACGATTACCCCGCAGAACTGCTGCGTCAATTTTTACTTTATTCTCCATGTTCGTATCCTCTTTGAGATCGTCAGTGATTGACCAACGATACGAATTATACTGTTATTTATCTCTGAAATGGTTTATTTGTTTTAAGTCATACGTTCAAAGGATGCACACATGGTGTGCCGCTTTTATTTTCTATAGCCTACACCTTTATATTCCTTTAAGAAGCTCAATCAGTGTATTTGGGAATCCAACGGTAGGATTAGCTAAGCCCTTACTCTATAGTCACCGTCAGGAAAGCTTTGAATGATCCTTGACACTTCTGTGTATACGTATAACTCTTGAAGGTCTGGTTCAGGGACTCTTCTAGACCTCCAATTGTTTTTGTATTTATGATTTTTACTAACAACCAAATCGTCTCGACTAATGCTCATAGTATAAATACGTTGACAAAATTTCGATTCAATCTGGCTTAACCAACGAAAATTGAAAGATCGGATATATTTTGTGTTTCCATCCGAGTTGCTTGCATAAAAGGCTAAAAGCAACAAAAGCCTATGTTTCCTCAAGATGATTATAGTAGAGACATAAATCATCTGTCTTACTCGAAAACCTACCTTGCTCTCTTCCAGTAGAGAGTACGCGAGGAGTGCGTTTCATTATCGAACATACTAAGCGTATCTACGGCTTTTTTGCCCTGACTTTGCTGTCAGTTCTTCTTTTTCATGAAATATTACTTGGGACTTCAACCCTATCGCTATTACTAATTATCACCCACTTCTTGCTTATCACAACATCCCGAGACAGGGGGGTGTGATTATGGCCGCGTTACTGAACCAAACCTGCATACGCTTTTGCACTGCGTCTCATGGGCTACGAAGCTGCCTACTAGGTTCACGATATATGTTCTATAGACTCGATACACGCATATTTGCTGTATGCGCTTTACCTATCTATTCGACATAGTGTATTCCATTAGTAACTTTCCGGGAGGTACAGGCAGTGTCTATCTTACAACGATAGCTTATCCATTCTCGTTCACATACTTACAACGTATGATATAGTGAGCGTTACTTCCATCCGGAGGACATACTGTTAAACATGTTAATTAACTCTATAAATGCGTCTACGACTGTCGGTTGATTTCGTGTCAAGGAGACTGATATGGTAAGTTAAAAGCATTCTGCTACGACTTGTAGGCGTTTATTCTACATTTTTACTGGCTCCAAACCATTCGCACCATAGTCTTAAAAAGTACCATATATACTTAACACTACTAAAACTTATTCGTATTAACAACTGACGGAGGTCCTTCCAACTTGGTATATTGGTTTTCGAATCGATCAGTTCTTCTGTTTTTTATTTGCTACTTATCCTGTAGCTCAGGCTGACTATCCGGCGTCACCCCACTCGCTTTCGCTTGAATACAACATTGCTTGCTAAGGGCTAGTTGTAAACTTAACATCAGACTTATGAACCCGGTCTCGTGTCGGGTAAGGCTTTCACTCCTACTACTCTCCTGCATCGAGAGTCTGGTCATTTTACTTTTATATACCGCATAAACGACCAAAGCCTGGCGGTCTCACTCTGTACTATTGCACCCCATCCCCGGTCTCCCATTCAACTGAGATCACTGGAATCGAACCAGTGGGACTTCCGTACGGCTATCCTAATGGTCACCCTATGAGTAGTACTCTCATAGTCTTCGTGAAATTCTTCGTTCCTCAATGCACGCTTTGGAGGCGTGTGACACTAAACTAAGCTATTGATACTTACATACAGGTTGGAATTGTATGTATGTCAACTCGTGTACGTTAATGCACAACTTAGTATCATTGTTGTACTTATCGATACGGTTCGTTTTGCTCTTCTTGAGACTTATGCGTCTTTTCATATACACACATCGCCAGACGGTTCTCATGTATGTACAGAGTAGGGTTGATACAACGCTGACCCTACTTACTATGAGTTTTTCACATTCATAGCATTTCATCCTACCTTTTGAGTTTCTCACCCTTTGAGAGGGCTAACATATTCTCGGATCAAGTTTGTTGGTTGTCGTTTAACGGTTGATTATCCTCGACCGTGTCTAATTCATCGGATTCAGTGACAAGCTGTGGTCTTACCGATATAGTACCTATGCTAATGAGACATAACTAAAATGTACTGACCGAGGGAGACCGCATCAATCCCTCGCTAAGCTTTTTACGTTTTTCGACCCTAAGCACGTCAATTCAGATATGCTCATAGTACTGTCCGCCAGTACTGAGTCGAGGGAGAGCTTTGCACGATCCCGTGGTGTTGCTATGAACAGATAAGACTTGTTGCGAGTACGATACTTAATCTGTTTGCGTTTGGGTGCCACAACCGTCACGCTCATTGGTGTTGAACTTTGCTTTGATTCAACGTATACTGTATCACGTACAGTATCTCGCTGTTGAGTCAAGGTGTTAGTGCGCAAATGGTTTATGTCAAAACCAGGTGCACGTGGCTGACTTGCAGACACTGTCTGAGTTGGGCCACTGATCGTCAAGTTACTGCGCATACCCTTGATTCCTAAGAATAAGAATATTACACAGAACGATAAAACTGATATTTTACCCATAGCTTTGATAGCTTTTTTGTTTTTTACGAAAACAACTCTTTGAAAGCGACTGCTATCTTTGTTGCGCATGTACTTATTTTTTGCGCGAAAGATCGAGCTTCTTCGCAGCCTTCTTCATCTTGCGCGACATCTTCGGAGTCATTTTTTTTTCTTCCGTAGATGGCTTCTCTGCAGGCTTCTCCTCATTAGTCTCGTCAGACTCCTTGGAGTCCTGTGAAGACTCGTCAGCCTTCTCAGGATTGTTTGCATCAGAAGTCTCCTTAGACTCCTCAGAAGACTCGTCAGTCTTCTCAGTAGTCTCAGTAGGCTTCTCCTCGTCCTCCGGAGTCTCAATGAGCTCCTGGTCGAGATTTGCGATGTTGAAGTTACTAAGCGGACTCATCGGATCTCGGAAGAGATTCGTGATAATTCCGGCAAGTTGCTTTGCGTTGTCCGCAAGGTTGGTGTAACGCTTGCGGAGGTCAGCGCCCGGATAGTAGCACTTAGTGATGATTCCGAACGCCTCTTGAGCGTGCTTAACAATGGTTGCATCATCACTCTTGAGGTTATCAAGAATGTTGTCAACAAAGTCGCTGTTCGGGTTATCGAGCATTGAGATAACGTCCTCAATGGCCTTGATGTCAGCATTGACACCATCGATGGCTTCCTTGTTGCGCTTCTTGTCTGCGCTAAGGACCTCGATGTTCTTCTTCTTCTCAGAGATACGAGCATTAGCTGCCCATTTGACAACTGCATAGCAGATGTCGGCAATCTCCTGCTCGTCACATGTCGTCTTTCCGGTCACCTTGTCGCGCACCGTATTACGCATAATACAGAATGCGGGAACAATACTATTGTGAGTCATCGTAAGACGCAACAGATAACCACCAACACCCTTCAGAACGAAAGGACATGCGTTAGTGAAGTTTGCAATGTCGAGGATGATATCCTTGACAGTACGTGCATTGATGCGGTCCTTCTCGGCCTGATTATCCTTAGCTTGGATGAGAAGCCATGAACGATAGAAGTTCACAGCGGCCTTGATGTTGCTGTAGACAGCACCCTTGTTCGTAAGAAGATACTGGACGGTCTTAAAGACCTCAGTCTTGTTGTGAATCTTCGTGGGGTCGAGCTCAATCTCTTCCTGCTGGAGTTTGTTCTCGGCCTTCATCTGGTCCTTTACGGTCTTAGGAATCTGAACATCCTTAGACGTGACGGTTGTAGTACCGTCAGATGAAGACGGCAAGGCGAGAATCTTGTCTGCCTTGATACCAAGCTCCTTAAGAGCACTTACCATCTCAGGCAGCACTGCAATACGCAGCTTTCCTGCGAACGGGGTCTTAGAGAATGTCATCTCATTGGCCCATGCTGCGGCAATGGCGATCATGTTGACATGATTCATGTTGTCAACAACACCCTGCGAAATGTCGAACTTCTGAATAAGATCAGGAGAGTTCTTGAAGTACTCGTGCGTCATCCTGATCAGGTCTATCTGATGGTTAGGATCGAGGCCGTTTGCCTGTATATCAGTACTCCGCATGAGCGGCAAATCGAGCTGAGGTGGAACCATCGGAGTCTCCACTTTGATATTAGCATTCTGCTCAGCATCCTGCTCGTTATCCACCTGGACATTCGTGTCCTTAACCTCACTCTCCTCCTGCTTAATCTCAACTACGGGAGGTGTCACAACTTTGTTGTTCTTCTTGTTCTTCTTGCTCATTTTGATAATGATTTAAACTGTTAAACTTAATTTAATGAATGAACTTATCATCTATCCGCATGGAAGACTCTAGGTTCATGATGTGTCAAAGTACTTAAACACTAATCCTGGGTTTAAGAGATTGACGAAATTTCCTCTGACAGTAATGTCAGAGCTACTTGCAGCATGAGATACTGGAATGATGTCATAGTGATAAGATTGCTTCTGACTCATCGAAGGCTGCTCAAAGAGAGCAATGTACACTGGGGCAATGTCTGCAACAATGGCTGACTTCTGCACCCCAGCGTTCATCGACGTGAAAGCTTTCTTCTCAACATCATCAGTCCCCTTAACCTTCTCACACGAAGAGAAGATAGCTGCACCAATGGCACCAATACCGAAACAGGTAATGAGCAGCCAAAAAAGCTTTGCTGAACGCTTTGATCGACCAATGGCGAAAGCGAGAAGCACAGCTACGATGCAATAAATAAGTAGACTCATTTTGTTAATGTTTAAAAAGTTTACGTAATTCCTTACGTGTCCTAAATAGGACTGATTTTACAGTACCTAGGGGCACGAATAAGGCTTTTGAAATCTCATCAACTGTGTAACTATTACAATAATATAGTTCGTTTATACGACCTTGAGGATGTGGTAGGGTTTTGAAGTAGTCCACAGACTCCTGATAAATCAACCGACTGATCAGATCGGTCTCATTAACTTCTTTCTGTTTCGGTACAACCCAGTCCTTTTCAACATCTTCTGTAAATCGGTGTTTCGAACGTAATCGTAAATAATCCACAGCAACTCGATTTGAGATAACTCTCAACCATCCACCAAATGATTTATATTCAGTGAAACTTGGGAGTTTCTGGTAGACCTTAAGAAATACAACATTTGTTAAATCACGTGCTTCGTCTATGTCTTTTACATATTCGTAAAGCACATGATCTACAAAATGTTTATATCTCTTGAATAGAGCAGTGAAGGAATGCGGTTTTCCTTCTTTCGCGTTCTTAACCAGAGTTATTTCTTCTGGAGTAATGTCTGGTAAGTTCATACATAATCTGCACTTTTGTGTGCATTGTAAACAGGAGGGCCTCAATCTGCCTACTCCCTCCTGTCTTCAGGGTTAGAATGGAAGTTCTTCATTCTCTATTCTGTAGAATTCATTCCATATATTTCTAGTCATATTCGTATGAATTAAGAGCTTTTCTTCTTTAGTTAAATCAAGCTTATTCAGCTTAGATGTTGCTATACGAAGTAACACTCCTATTGTGAGATAGCCGGCTCTTCCAAGTTCACACAGGATATTCCCGAGTATCCATTGGTTGAAGTCCCACATTTCTGCAAACATATGATTAGTAATAAAGGTTGGTGGATACGGTCCGAACGTCTCATATCGATTTATCGCCACTAAATGGGAACGTTTCTTTACAAACGGCAAGAGTAGTTCGTAACGATCTCGTAATGAGTTGTGCTTATCCTCGATAGTAAAGATATGATCTATTAACATGGAGCTTGCCTATCGAATCCGTTTATTAAATCACAGATGGTATCCACCGAAACCTTAAATTCTTGTACAAGAGCTCGAATAATCTTGATACTAGACACTCCCTGCTGAGTGAGCAAGTAGTACTGTTCCTTGATATCGATCTCCCTATCTATCGGGAGTTCGAGCTTTCCTGTTGTATGGAATTCGTTCTTTGCAAAAACAGAATAGTTCATGCCACGCATAGGTGTAAAGGTCCACATCTCAGGGAACAGCTCGATATTAGCCAGTATCTCTTTTGATGCTTCTCTTAGTTTGCGCTTCTTGAGGAAATACCCCAAGTCAAAACCTCCGTCTAATTGTAACGTAGGAAACAGACCTTTCACCACTATTATGATGAGGTCCGTGTCGCGTTGACACATATATGTGCCTGCGCTTAATGGGAATTGATTACGTACCATGTTTTATGTGCTTTAGAATTATTTTTACTACATCTTTAGTTAACTTGTATTTCGATTCCAGCTCTTCGATAGTGTCTTTTTCTGATTTGTATAGCACATTATGATTTATATCATATATGTTTTTGAAAACAGGATACATTCTTTGTAGATATTGTACCCATTTATCAGCTATTTTGAATCTTTCGAAGACATCTTTATCTAAGTCTGGAAAATTAATACTTGTCCAAAACGTATGGAAAAACATTCTTTTCGGTATGTTGTGAATACTGTGTCCGTGTTGTTTAAGTATGTTTGCATGTTTCCATGACCATACTCTCACATCTTCAGCAGTCACAGCCTGTTTTAAACCAAGAGCTTGCTTTACAGCAAGACTTCTTTGTTCTACAGGCACATGTTTTACAAACTTGTTATATATGTGCTCAATATAATTATTTTTGCACTTACAAATTTGTAACGCAATATCAACATGTACAGATAACCTGTCACGTATCATTCCTCGAAAACCTTTTGATGAGTGTTTCATATTGATTCTGTTTTAGTTGGGCGTGGGGGATCGAACCCCATACAGTCCTATTACTCGCCCATGACACTTTGGTAGTCGAACCTGATTAGCACTTACGCTACGTGAGTGTAATCTACGATATTATAATCGCCAGTTGATGTTTAATGCGCAGTTAACGGATTTACTTCCTCATACAATCAAAACCAGTTAGGCCCATAAAATGAGTAACTATTCTCACGAACCATTACCCTGTAAGTTACGATAATAAACAATGATTAAAAAACATCAATTAAAAAACTTTGACTGGAAAATTAGTGTTCAACTGAATCGTGGACCTAGTGGGATTCGAACCCACGTCTTGTATGATTAACTCATCCCCACACATAGTTCCATAGAGAATGGCCAAACTCCCTATGGATGCAGCACGCTACGAAATACTGCGATAGTTAGAGATTCCAAAACTGATTCAAGATTCTGTTTGGGCTAACTATATTCTCTTTGATAAAACACACTTCAAGACGGAACCTACACGCATATGTAGGGGCCTTAAAGACTTATAGTTCTTGCATGTTCGATCATTTGATATGACAGTAGTTTATCCACCCCTGTTAGAGTGTTTTCGTCCCACGTTAGCTCATGGCTTTGTGTGATAAGTCAATTCTTATGCTTTTAAAACACGTTTTACGGCTCCAAACAATCATGATCCGTCTACGGTCATATTGAGTGATACATCGGGTTATTAATATTTCAAAAGCGCTCATGGCTCTTAGGCTCTTGAGTTGGACTTTGTAGTTCTATTTACAGATACTATCTGACGATAGATTACCACTTGTAGTACTCGCCAAACGCGAGGCGCACCTTGTTCATCTCCTTGTCGAACTGGTCATCGCACTTGCGACGAAGCTCGTAGATGTCGTCGTTGATCTTGCTCTCCCAGACATCATAGTCGGTGATATCGATACACGGCTCGAACTTGTCGCCAAGCTTGACCTTCTTGTCCTCAAGCTTGTTGTCCTTGCCAGGCATCTTGAGAGTCATCTCATCGCCCTTGACCTTGTGATGATCGAGGAACTCACGTGTGACCTCGAAGCCCATCAGGAACTTCACGAAGTCTGAACGACGGATCAACTCCTCCTTGGTGATCTCCATCTCGCGCTTGCGACGACGAACATCGATGAGGGTCTTTGCCTCCTTGAATGAGGCGCGTGAGAAGCGACTCTTCTTCATCTCCTTGATGCGCTCGTCTTGCTCATTCTTGAGCTCTTCTTGGATCTTCGTGGCCATCTCAGAGCTACCGAGATTCTTGGCGTTGATCACATCCATCACGTTGTCGCTGGTCATTACTACCGGGGTTGTTACCTTTGCAGGCTTTACATTGTTCTTGTTTGCCATTTTTGATAAATGTTTAAAAGTTAACTAATGCACACATTTGTCTAAATCTTCATCAAACACTGTGCTATGTCTGAAGGATCTGTTGTACGGCGTCATTTGTTTATGACGTTTTGCCTTTACAGGCTGACTATCTTTACGATAGTCCTTGTACGATCTACTCATACTAACGAAGCTGGTGTATTTTTGCCAGATCACGGATGATGTTGATAACCTCTTTTGTGATGTTGTACTTCTCACGAAGTTCAAGAGGTATCTTGATGAACACGTTGTCTCTGCTGAGCACCATGAATGCGTTTCGTAATGCTCTCGACACGTCAGTGTTACTGTTCAAGTGCTTCATCAGTGCTGCGTTAAACGCAAGTGTGATCACAGCAGGATTGCCACTTTCGAGTTTACTCTCAAAAGTCGTACCAATGATCTTTGCGGCAGCGGCTTCGGGCGTTATCGCCACTTCAGGCTGCTCAAATTGATCACTAGACTCAACAATGTGCTTGACAACAATCTTCGTGATGTCATCTGCGTTGAGAACAGACACGTTTGGATAGTTCACTAACCCGTCAGCACAAAGATCGACGAATGCTTCGACAATCTTACGCCGATCTTCAATACTCGGCATCTTACCGTTGTACTCCACAACGACAATATACTTTGCCGGTTTGCGGAGGAGCTCTACTCTTTTACTCATAGCGAGAAGTGTTTATAAGTTGAACTTTGACACCATCAATGATAGTGTCTTTTGTATCACATACTATAGAATCTGTCGTGTGTTTCCCTCGCAAAGCGGAATAAACATCCTTACGATCGAGGAACTCTCGTACAATATCCTTTTTAGTGAATGATTCGCTCTTTGACGAAACAACAGTTGCAACATTGTACAAGTCTTCAGGCGACATTGCCTTAAAGATGATACTGTCGCAATAATTGCTGTTGGCCTCGTCATTGACCCAACTCAAGAAGTCCGTCACTCTGGACCACTGTTCAGCCGGTTTTGAAATCACTGTTGTGGTATCAACCGGTGTTACGTCGGGCTTATGTTCGCATGATGACGTTGACAACGCCATACTCACGACAACAGCCCACACTACCGCTGCAACGAGCGATGCTTTGATTAAATGTTTCATTTTGATAATGAATTAAATTAAACATATATGTTCGTTCACTCTGTATTTATAGAGGCTTGTGACTCTCATCTTTCGATGGCTACATTAAACGAAATCCCCCATAGAGTGGGAAAGCTCTATAGGGGATAATGTTAATCAGTTAAAAACTGAGTTGGTTTGAGACGTAGATCCCCAAACATATTTGTTAGTTCTCTAAGTCTATTCTTTGTTACTTTACGTACATACAGTCTGTATTTGGGCTGTCCAGCCACAATGACTCTTTTATACGCATGTACTTCAAGAAGTTCTGACCTGTCATGGTTGTATGGAACTATTAGTTTCAACAACATGGTTTTATCTTCTACGAAGTCTTTTTGTAACCACTCACGCATACTCTTCATAGGGTTTACATAAATCTCAACTTCTTGAGATCCAACGTGCTCAGCAATGGCTTTGTTTGCTGCTGCACATGTGATCAGACTTACGCTTAAATAATGTACTCGCATATTATTGGACCGTGTATAAATGTCCGTTAATCTTTGAACCTGTTTCCTTCGTATACTTCTCAATCTGCTTTTTCAACAACACAGCTTGTACAACTGTTAGTTTACTTGCGATTAGAATAGAGCTACCACCTATTCGTAAGAATAGTTTTGATGTTGGGTTGCCCTGTTTGTCCGTTTTAGCTATTTTCATTGCATTCGACTCATTATTGCGTCCATGTCTTGGATTGCATTTACGCAATTACACATGATATCTTGTAATGATGACATTAAGTGTTCAACATCACTTGATATGTCACTAATCTCCATAACTGAAAGTTCTTTATCAGGCAATGGGATCTCAAGATGGAGTTCGATGTCTGTTATCCAGAAACGAGCACCCTCATGTTTCATGAGCATACTCATGAAGTAGGAAAGGTTTTCTTTTCTGTATGCGTCGCTAATCAGATTCAGACTGTGTGCTATTTTACAGTACAACTTATCTTGATGAATAACGGTTTCCGCATCGTAGTTTATAGAACTCTCATACAGTTCTTGATCTTTTTTATCACTCATGACACTTGGTTTTATTGTAATCATTTATGATGTTGCTTATGCGATTGAATTTCGCATACACATCGATCAACAACTTAGCCAGCACAGTGCACATCTCCTTATCATTGATCACATGCTGCATTTTCTGACGCGTGTAATAACTTACTTCAATGACAATTTGATTGTTGTCTGCATTCTTAATCTCGATGTTCGTGTTTTTTACGAATACATCGTTGATTGCGCCGATCACAGGTCTCAGCAAACCTGGATCTTTGATGTCTTTGTCTCTTGTGACATTGACCATCTTCTTCAAATCGATAAGCGTCTCGTTCATCGCACAACCCTCCCTGATTCTGCTACGAGGCACAGATTCTGTCCTCTGTAGATGTTCATCACTGTGACGATATCCTCCTTGTCAAAAGGAGTTTTGTCAAGACCAGCTTCTACGATGAAGCCTTCGTTCACACCACAGATGTTGTCGTTCTTGTCTGCGATGAATGACACATCTATCTCATCACCAAAGGGAGTTTCGTAACGTAACAGAGGTGTAATGAAACCACTGACCTCTATAGCACCAAACTTATGGCCAAAGAATTCACGTAGTTGGTGTTTGTTCATCACACCATGATTTCCGTTACGATGACGTGCAACTTTACGATTACGCTTGTTGCTCTTACGACGCTTGCTATACGTCTTCTTTTTGCTTTCGATTTCCATGTTTTATTGATTAAAACTTGTTAGTATGAAGTGACTGGGGTTATTCCACAAGATTTCGATATCTTGTTGAAAGCATTGCAATACTTATTGTATGCGATACCTTTTCTACGTTTCATCTCATCAGGTCCGTTATAGTACGGATCGAAGTTGTCGTAGAATTGGGACTCGCTGAGCAGATTCTCTGTTGCTGCTACATACTGTTTGTATGCGTCAAGAGTGTCTTTATACTGACTCTTGTAGTAACGACTCATCTCTGCGATCTCCCGATTCATATCACCGGTCATGTTCATTTGTCCAGTAGAGCAGCCAATGAATACACTGATTATGGCTGTTACGATTACTATAACCGCTTTGTTCATTGTTTTGAGTGTTTAAATGTTGTGCAGTCCTATTTAGAACGCCGGACTGCTTAGGCGTGTACATCATTATCGTCTCCTTTTAACAATGTATTTGGTTTTGTATCGTATCAAACCAACAATGATACCGTTCTTAAGACGGATAGCTAATGATGGTTCAATTTGATTCTGTTTACATGCGTTGATGTACGAGAGAACAGTCTTAGAAACAGGGATTAGTTCTGAGATATTCTCTTGCTTATCGTTGTAAACTGCGTAGTAACGAACTGCACCTTTGTCTGTTGTTTGAGATACAATTCGTTCGATATTCTGATACTTCACGAGAGCTGTGTCATATTGCGCTGTTTGAGCACATGCACGAGTCGCGAAAAGCATGAATATGAATAATAGGATCAAGAGTCCTATTTTATGATCAGGATTTAACCGATCATGATCATCTTTTTTCGGTTTTGGCTCCATCTACTATAATTTTATATAATTCTCTTGGTCGTCTTTAGATAACTTATCTGCGATCTCTTTTGGAGTTTCGATTCCGTACTCTTCTTTCAGAATCTTTGCGGTTTTACGTTCGATGGCATCCCGCAACATTTGTTCGATATTTATTTTGTTCTTTTTAAATCGATTATTCGTGATTCTATTATGCAGCACCAAGCTTGGGTATAAAACCCAAACCTGGTGTGAATAAGTATGGACTACTTATTGTGGTGCGAGCTATGCTCTTCGCAAGCTAAGTTTTGCTGTGATTCTTCAAACTCACCCCAATCAAACGGCACTACAGAAGTCTGTATGTCGATTGGTTTTTTGGATGGTTTGATTTGTCTCACAAACGTGATTTTTCCAGTACGAGTTATTGGTTGTTTATACAACTCGTATGTGCGAAAATTATACTTGATTGTTTCTTTTCGTGCCCACGACGTTAATGTATGTTCGTTGAGACGCACTTTACACAATGCAAGATCGTTGCCAATCAGCGTGTAACCTACAATATAGAAGTACTGCATTGTTCTGTGCGATTTACCGTTAATACTATTGCGAGATTCTTGGTTTTTGAATTTGACTATCTGCAATATTATACGAATAGGCCCCGCAGGGATGGCCTTTCGGCCGTTCCCCGAGCACCCCCACCCCCCC